AATGAACGATACAGACTTTGGATTCTCGAATGACTTCGAGGACTTCGTTAATGAGTTAGAAAACAAGGAGCAGCCTAGCTGCAACCTAGAAAACCCAGAAGAGTGTGAAGCGTGTGGTAGCTAGATGGGTAGGAAGAACAATAGGGGCAGGGATAATCACCCTGCTCTTCGTGTCTTGTGGTGCGAAGTATCACCTAAATCGTGCGATTGCAAAAGATCCGAGCCTTGTGCAAAAGCAAGAGGTAAGGATAGACACAGTAGTAATAACGGAAACAAAGGCTCTTAGAGATACTTTCGTACTCGAAAGGATAGATACCATCACTTTAGAGAGAAATGGCGTTAGAGTGCGTTTAAAACGCTCCTATGACACTATTATGGTAGAAGCTGAATGTCTACCTGATACTATACGCATTGAAAAGGAAATTTATGTACCAAAAGTTGTGTATCAAGAAAAAACGACTACCTTTGACTTAGTTAAGCTTATATTAGTTATATTAACTATAATAAGTTTAATAGCTTTCTTTAGAAAGCTATATAAACTAAACTAAATGGGAATAGTAGACACACTCTTAGCAATAGATACTTCAATTCACGCTAACTTCAACGATGTCTCGGCAACAGCCGAGCAAAAAGAAAGCATAAGAAGTATAAGTAGACACATTTATATGCTGATCGGTAAGTACGATATTGAGAAAAGTGAACGTTTGTTAGATGCAATGGACTGATGAAATTGAAATTACCCTCGGGAAAGTTCCTTCTCTTAACGCCTTTTACTCCAGCCGCCATTGGAGTTATAGAAAACAGCAGAAGGATAAATGGAAGCAAGAAATTGAAAACGAACTTAACCGCTATGATGTTGTTTCTTACACAGCTGCGAAAGTCCATATCCGCTGCAACTATCGTTATGATCTCGATAATAGCATTATGGTTTCAAAGTTTACTTGTGATAGCTTGGTTGATCTTGGATTTCTCGCTAACGATTCCCCTAAATATATTGGAGAGATTAAACTCACGTTTGATAGCTCGATTACAAAAGATACTGCAATAGTTAAAATATATCTACGTTAGTTCCCTTTGTAGATTAGTTGGTTGGATAACCCCACTTCGGTGGGGTTATCTTTTTTTTTTTGCTTTATTGAAAAGTTTTTTTTACTATTGCTTTGTATAACCAACTAAAAGTAATGTGAAAAACGAACTAATTGAACTCTATGAGGCTCGTATCGAAGCCTTAGAAACTGAACTGAAGCACACTCGTAATTGGATCTACCGACACGTTGAGGTAAATTCTAATTGGACTCCAGAGTTTGTTCAGAACTCCATTGATTACTACATTAAGGATCTAAACAAGAAGGAGCTATGATACTAACACCTACTCAAATAGATATTATGATCAATGACACAGATGCCTTAGCAGTATGGCATCTTCTTACCGAACAAGGCTTCAAGGAAGAAGCCGATTATGTAGAATCAAGATACTTTGAACTTTAATTAAAATTATATGAAAACAGCAACTATCAAGGACGTAATGTTCGAATCGAAGTGGAACGACTTCAACATTTACAAGCTATCGCTTGACAACGGTCAAAGCGGTTCAGTCTTTACTAAGACTTGGGAGCCGAAAGCCGGTGAGGAGTTCAACTACACCTATGACGTGGAGAAGTCTCGCTTCAAGCGTGTAAATCCTAATGGAAACTACTCAGGAGGTTCAGGTGGCTCAAACGCACCGACATCGGGGAGTTTTTCCAAAGACAAGCTTATCGTCCGTCAGGTGGCTTTAAAAGCAGCCGTAGAGTTCACAAGCGGTATGAACCTAAAAGCTAATCAAGTACTTCAAGTAGCGGAGATCTTCAATGATTGGGTGAACATTCAGCCAAGCATTCAACAGGAAACGCCTGAACCAGCTCCGGCTTCAGTGAGGGAGGAAGCAGATGATCTCCCCTTCTAAAAAAAAAACAACAGGTCGGGCTGATAACCCGACCTTTTTTTTTATACTTGACTATGGAAATGGAAGAAATGGATATTTTTTTGAAAGAACAGCTTTGGCGAAAAGATATGGCCTACAAGGAACTTGCAGGTGATTACTTCCGATTGCAATTAGAATATACTGAATTAAGGCAGCAGTATGAAATGATGCTGCTCCGACTAGATCTTGGGAACGACGATGAAGAATACGATTGATTATAGCAAACTACACGAAGATTTATTAGCTGTCCGAGAAGGACGAGTCAAAGAAGGCTACAAGTTTGGTCACGAAGCAATAGACGAATTCCTGCGCTTTAAACCTAAAAACTTTAACATAATACTTGGTCACGCTAACGTGGGTAAGACAAGCTTGACTATCTACCTTATGTTGGTGCTTTCATTAAAGCACGGCATCAAATGGTTGATATACTCAAGCGAGAATGAGCCGTACAGCATTATGAAAAAGCTGCTTGAGTATTACAGCGGTGAAGTTCTTGAAAGGATGTCTATGGCTAAATTTGAAACCAGCCTACTTTACCTTCAGCAATTCTTTACCATTATGGACATTAGCGAACTGCTGACCTACAAAACTCTGTTAGATCGCGCACAAGAGATATACGATGAGTCTCCCTATCAAGGCTTCCTCATAGATCCGTACAACTCTCTAGCAAAGGATAAGGATGCCCTTTCAGGGCTTACCGGCCACGACTACGATTACCTTGCCTCAACTATGATGCGTATGTTTTGCTCTAAAAACAACGTAAGTATATGGCTGAATACTCACGCTGTTACCACAGCACTACGAACAATCAATAAGAAAGGACAGCTATACGAGGGCTTTCCTGCACCGCCTATGGCTGCGGACTCTGAGGGTGGCGGTAAGTGGGTAAACCGTGCTTCGGATTTTATGGTGATACATCGTTACTCGCAGCACCCTACGGATTGGATGTACTCTCATTTGCACGTAAGGAAGGTAAAGGAAATGGAGACTGGAGGTAGGCCAACACCAATGCAAGAGCCTATAGTGCTTAGAAGCCTTGCTGGGAACGTAGGGTTTACTATAGGGGGAACAAATCTAATCAAAGATCTAAGAGGAAATACAGAACAACTAACTACAGATTTATAATGAAAGAGATGAAGAAGCACACTAAAATCTATATGGAGTACTTTAACTATGGCCTTGAGGACTTCATACCTTGTGAGGTATGTGGTTCTAAAGCTGTAGACATACACCATATCGAGGCACGAGGTATGGGTGGCTCAAAAAGTGCAGATACGATTGAGAACCTAATGGCTGTTTGCAGATCCTGTCACGTGAAGTATGGGGACGTGCCCAGCAAGAAGGAATGGCTCAAGAAAATACATAACAGACTATTATGATTGCAATCGAATATCAAATATCAATTCAGAATATATGGGATAATGCCGTAGCTGAGTATGACATTAAACCAACACGCGAAAGGATGAACGTAATATACCGCCACGCTTTCTTTGTTGCTTGTATGGACAACACTACGCTATCTCAGAAGTCTATTGGTAATATAGTCAATCGAGATCACGCCACGGTAATACACGCAAGAAAGAACCATAATTGGAATCTACTAAAAGAACCAAGATATACGGATGCCTATCGTTACTTTAGTGAATTGCTGTCTAAGACATCATCGCAACACGATGATATTGTACGAGACATTCTTGAAAAGGAAAAGCTACGCATTCCGGATCGGAATATGATTTCCAGCTATACGGAAATCTATGAGAACAAAATAAAGCGATTAGAGACTAAATATACTTCGGAGCTAGAAACTCTCCGGTATGAGAACAAAACACTCCGAAAAGGCTTTAAAGATCAATGTGAAAGAAATGAGCGACTTAATGCTGAATGTTTAAGATTAAAAAACCTACTATGAAACAAATGGAACAATTCCTTCGCATAGCGAAGGCAAGACTAAATCAAAAGTACAGCTACAAAAAACAGCGTGATGCTATTGCAGCCAAGATGTATGCAAGATGGCTAGATCGCAAATCCTCACAACGATGAGCCTTAAATTATCACAGAGTAAGGGTAAAACCTTACAATATGCCAAAGCATATAAAAAACGGCAAAACCTTTAGATTGTATGCAGAGGCATATAAAAACCTTTAACACAAAAGAGAAATGAAAATAGAAGAACTTAAAGAAAAATACAAGGCAGAACTACTGCCGATACTTTCGGAGAAGGCAGAAGAAGTGCTGGAAATAATGAACCGAGAAGGTTCGGCAGGAAACAATGTAGATGAAATAGGATATTTGCTATGGGCAATATCTGATGCAAGAAACAAAATAGAATTGTTGTAATGAAAGAACAACTGATTGACTTAATGAATAGGGACTTAACTGATAACGGAATAGAAAATGATTAGTTTGATACTTCTTACCATAATGGTACTTTATATGCTGCGTAGGGAATACCTAC